TTTCACAGCGTCAACTAATGGGAATATGTAATTTTTCAAAACTGGTGCGGCTATGTTTTCCCCAAACGAAGAGCTCAGGTTTTCAGATTCAGAAGAGACCCTTTTAAATAATCCAGAAGCTGAATTTGAAATTCTTTCCGTAGATTTAGATAATCTAGAATCAAGTCTAGGCATCAAAGTTTGCGCAAACATCATTCTTTGTGCTGGTGTTACTTCTGCCATCATGGAACTAAACTTAGTTCTTGCGTACTCATCGGCCTCTTGCGCTGTTGTAAGACCTAAGTCCGTCAATCCGCCCATCGCTCCCGTTTTTATGAAGTCCATAAAAGCGGATGATGCGCCTTGGGTACTTTGTCTTGTTGCAAGGCCTAGAGCCGCCATTCTTTCAAGCTGACTAAGAACAAAACCTAAGTCACTAGTTTTTGTCATTGAATCAAAAACAGAATTAAGAAGGTCTAGGTCTGTTGTTAAATCTTTTATCGGTTGTGGTAATTTGCTGATTGCGTCTTCTATTTTTTTAAGTCCACTTGTCCCGATTTCCTGTCTAAATTCAAGAGCGGCTTTTGCTTCATCAATAGTGGCGAAAACCTTAAAAGCTTTACTCGTAGCATTTATTGCCCATCTAGCGACATCAGCCCCGAGTCTGAAAAGTGAAAGCTTCCATAGTTTTCGTGTAGCCCCTTCATTCTTCTTAAATGAGTCATTCATACTCTTGAAAAAACTATCGAGGTTGACGTCTTCAAAATCCCCTTTAGCGTTCTTCATCGTGATTTTTAAATCGTTAAACTTAGACTTAAAACGGTCTGCCCCGGTCGGGTCGAAGTCGAAACCTAGTTGTGCTAGTAATGATCTTACTGGTTCGTCAGCCATTTTATATTTCGCTTTCTTCTATCTGATTGAATTGCTGTATTGACTCTAAATCAATGTAGTAGACCATTTTTATCAAATCCGTATACGTCCAACTTTCTCGTATCTCCTGAAGGGTTCCGTATTTTTTACGCACAGCTACCCAGATTAAGGAATTTATCTCCCCATCCTCCAGCTCTACGTATTGCCTCCGCTGATATCCTTCTCTGAAGACTTCGGGGAAAGTATCCCTATTTCGACTAACTTTTTTTTTAACTCTATAACCGATTTCCCATAATTTAGTTCAAAACAATCAAACGCTAGGGGTATCAAATGCTCGTAGTGCTTTTGGAAATGGTCATCAAACTTTTCGTCGTCTTTGATGAGAGGGATTGTAATAGTGGACTGGACTAGCTCTTTCAACATTGAAGCGGTTTCTTGAGGATCAAGGCTAGATAAGCAATCAAAAAACCCTGCTTGAATTGAAGGATTTGAATTCATAGAGTCCATAAACCCCGCGAAAACCTTACCGTACTTAAATTGAAGAACTATCCTTTTTGTGGCTTTGAACTCTTCTAGGTGGTAATTTATATTGTCGATTTCTTTAGTTTTTGTGTTCATTCTCTCTCTTTTTGTTTATTTGCAAAAATAAATATTGTTACAAACAAACAAATTAAGCAAGCTCTATTGAGCAGTGTTACCCCCAATATCACCTCGGAGATTTGTGCACTTAATTCTCCAGACTCTATTTTGTCCGGTGTTACCAACTGACACGTCTGCGTATTTTAAGATAAAACATTTAGCAGAACTTAGTTGTGTCTGACCGTTCAAATCCTTAAAACTGGAAACGAAAATCCTTTGTCCGGTACTTAAATCTTCATTAATAAGATTACTCAAAGTCTTATTAAAATCACTCGATTGAGCTAATGTGATTGTGAGAACAGCAGCAAAATTATTAGTCGCAAACCGTGTATCTTCACCATCATTACCTCTTTCATGAACCCAAGCGTCAGCATCCCAAACAATACTTACCTGAACTCCTGCCGCATAACCAGAAACGGTTTTTCCATCGATCACCAGCGGCATCTCCGAAGGATCGACAGAACTTAACTTATTTAAAACTGTCATTTTTTACCTAAACTAATAATTTTACGTTGTATGATGTTTTTAATATTGTCGAACCAACTCTCGCTGTAACAACTATTTCTGGGTAAATCCCTGCTTGCCTGTTAGCCGCTGACGCTGTCAAGGCGTCCGCTGTAACTATAGTGTACGGCTGGGTATTATTTAAAGGATTTAAACCCCCTCTTGAGAGCTGAGTATCCAGCGGCCCAATAACACCCGCTGCGACTTGTTGAGCCCCAGTGTTTGTATAAGAAGGTTTATCATTAATTACAATTTGAAACGTTTCAGCTTCAATATTAACGTCTAACCAAGCTGCGACAACCTGGTCTTTTATTTGGCGCCCCGTAACCATTAGCCCGTCAGCAGTTATTGATATGTTATTGTAGGGGTTTAAGTAAGTATTGTAATGTTTACTCCTTAAGACCTGTACTTGCGAGTCAGTTAAAAGCGTTTTTGGGATAGCTACTTGCCCAACTAGACTTATATAGGCCGCTGTATCTGAACCGATCGGATTGGAAAAGAAGGCGGACTGTAATGCTGACTCAATAAATTTATACCTTGCGAAATAAGATATCGCTTCCCCATCGGCATCGTTGGCAGCGCCGGTCGCCAATATTGTAAAAGTGTTTGCGTCAGCGACTGTCGCAACTGTCGCGTTTATATTTACTGAGCTATCAGAATGTCCAACAGGGGTAATATCGTCTCCAACCCTTAATCCATGAGCAGTACTCGCAAATGTTACGATTCCGCTCGCAACCGTGACGGTTATTGAAGCCGCATCTACTCCGCATTGATGGTGACAATACGCGCCTACGTTATTATAATTGAGCGCAGAAAGTGAAGACGCAATATCAGCGACGCTTGCTGCGTTTAGTTTTGTCGCGTCAAACTCGGTAGAGAAAAAGTAAACAATGTTTTTACCCGCGCACCAATCCGCGATAGTGTCTATAATAGTTTCGTTTTTTGTTGTTGTGATTAAAGTAAACCAATCTTTATCTTCATCCCACAACGCATCAAGACTCGCAGTTATACTTGCGTCACCGTTTGTAACTCGACCAACCTTTGTTGTCTTGTTGTGTCCTGGTTGCTTATAGTGAGCGTCTAAAGCTTTATAAATTTTAGTTGTAGCCGCAAATGTAGCTGCGGCATCCGCTAAACTAACAAAAGTCTGCGTTAAGTTTGTTATTGTGTCCTCTAAGTCAACATCGAGAAAAAGAGTAAGCTCTAACGATTGACTAGAAACTACGCGGTCCTCAATTTCGACTTCCGCGTCTGATATATCTAATATGGCCATCTAAATTCCTTGTAATGTTGTTGTGGTTGAGACAGATGTTATTTTTTCTATTGATTGTTGCTGGTTAGATACGAAGCTTAGTATTATTTCAACAGGGCATCTTAACTCGTGAATATCCCCTAAATAGTTACTAAACGAACTTAAATCTCGGTAATCCATCAACCCTATATTGTTTGATCTTGCATAAACTTTTGAAGCATTAAGTCTCAGCCTTGTCAAAAACTCATCAGCTAGTTGATACGCGCTTTTATATCCTACGATCGACTCGTTTGCGGCTTGTTTTTCAGTTTTAGAGCAAAACATTATCTGAATAGTTTCTAGTTTTGGAACATCGATGTTTTCCGTGTAAGTTGAATCACTCAATGAAAACTCTCCGTAAGACACGTGCTCTTGACTAATTCTTGTTGATGATATTTCTGACCAAGCGGCGTAAGGTAGCGATGGGGGTTTTGCCCCATCTTGGTTTTGCTTAATGAATTCGGTAGTTGGGTCAACCACTTTTAAATAACCATACACGGTCGCGTAAGGAATCATTCAACACCTTCAGAAATATTTTGCCTTTCACCAGTCCTTGTAAGATCAAAACTTCTATGAAATGGCCATTCTTGAATATTGTTAATATCAAAAACTCCGGTACCAATTTCTACTTTGTCTTTGTTTCTTATTAACTGGTCAATTGTGGCCCATCCGTTACGATCCTGCATTGTTCTCTCTCCAATACTTTCTTGTACAATTTTTTTGGTAACTGGCTGACTATAAATTAAAACCTGAGCTCTATCGCTCTTGTCTTCCATGTATATTCCATCGACGTAAGAACCACCGTCACGATCGAATCTTACTATCACGTGGGGTGATTGTCTTTTTTGGACTACTCTCGCAGCTTGAACACCTTCTCTAATAGCCATTATTCAACCACCGTCTTTATTGACTGTTGCAATCTACCTTCTCCTTGAAGAGGATTTTTGTTACCCCCTTTTTTGGCTAAAGTGGATTTCGCGTTGGCCACAAAATTAGAGCCCTCATTTATTTCTTTTTGAATCAGATTATTGTAAGTTTCACCCCACGCAAACAACGCTTGCTTCATTTTTAATTGACCGTCTCTAACTTTAGATGCGAGATCAACACCTACCCCTATTAAGTATTCTTTGTGTTTATCAAAAGTTTGTCTTATGAACGGTCTCGGCGGAATAATTATAGTACTAGACTTTGTTCTTCCTGATAAATAACCTTTCCCTTTGTTTAAGTCGTTTTCTTTAAGGAATCTTGTTTGCCCCCTTTTCGCTGAAGCTTTACTCTTAAAGCCATATGCAACACCGCCTTTATTCTCTATCGTCGCCCCGAACTCGTTTGCTATAGCGTATTTTAAAACCTCACCGTCCGCATCACCATGTATGCCGACAGTAGACTTCTTAAAATCACCATCTTTCAGTCTTGAAATGATACCATCTAATAAGTCTGGCCCTTCTTTTATTTCCAATGACATATCTAACCAACGAAAAATTTCTTTTGTCGTTTCTTTACGTTTTCTGTTAATAATTCATAATATTGGCGACCAAAATGGGTTTCCAATATGCCTTGTTCAGCCGAGGGATTGTTTACGGGCATTGTTTTGCTAATTGATATATTGCCGACTGATTCGCTGCCAGTCGTACCCTCACCCGAAGCTGGCGTTATTGCTAAAGCCGCTTTGTGTGCTGCGTAAAATCTACGACCGTGAAACGTTAAAATACCCCATCTAACAAAAAAACATTTTTGCTCTGCCAAATGCAGAATCATAGTTTTTTGATTATCGTTAAAATTTTGTAGCGAATATGGATCAAAGCTAAGCGATTCTTGATCGGCTTCAAGAATCGCAGTATCAAGCACATCTTGCCAGACAATTTCACCATTTAAAATAGTCATTAAACTACCAAAGTTTTTTCATACGATTCTTTTTTATTTTCAGAATCAAGATTCTTCTTACCTCCTTTTATTTCTATAATAGAGAAATCACCAGAATCTAAAAGGTCTTGGAAATGACTTTCTTTTGAATCCTGTAAAAACTTCTTTTCCTCATCTGTAATTATTTTAAAAACATTTGCATCCCCTTTGAAAATATTATCTTTTCTAGGGAAAACAACACTAACTTTTTTACAAGTCAATGTTTGCTCTGTATTGGTGTGATTAAAAACTTTCCAATTCATTTTTTACCTTTAAATATCGTAAAGTTGCGTCATTGATTTAGGATGCAGAATAGTCAACCCTGACATTTCTTGTTCAACACCATATTCAATCCTTAATTGATTAAAACTAGGTGGATGAAAAATGAGCTGATCGTTAATCCTCGCCTTAATCAAGGTAGCATCTCTCGCTTTAAAACAAACCGCCATGTCTGAAGAACCGGTTCCAGCGCCAGACAATTCGGGGATGCTGACAAATTCTTTAATCAAAGGAAGGCCGTCTCCACCTTTTGCTTTTAAAGCAATATCACCAATAAAAGTATCGGTGGCCGTCCCCATTCTTGTAGAAAAAATCAAATTAAGATGTGAAATTGGCAGTCCGATTGTAAAACCGCTTTTCCCGTAAGCGTTTTTGTTGTCTAAAATTATTTTATTCGGCATACCAATAATGTCCGCCAATATTTCGTCTGTTGTTTTATCCGCGCCATCCCAAGGCTTGGCATTTGACCCCGCCGCAGAAGCAGCGGCTGAAACATTCGGGACGTTAGCTGCGTTAATTAAACCCGTAATATTTAAACTCGCATCTCCAACAATCATGTTTTTATGAGCTGTGATCTCGAAACCATTAATAGTATTTTCTTGATCTGCTCTGTCAATTTCAGCCCCAGCAAATGCAGCGGCTCTAATCTCAGCATATGTGTAATAATATCCTTGATTATAGACATGCTGTTTATTCATGTATTCCTTCGCGTTAGACCGTTTGAAATTAATCGTCCCGTCTCCACGAGCTGAAACGCTAGCCCCGTCACCAGTTTTTTCATACTGTTTATAATTAACATGGCTAGCACCAAGTGGGACGTTTTGGATCGCAAACCAAGCACGCCAGTCCCCTAAAGGTTTATATTTTAACGTATTGAATTCAGGGTCCATGAATGTTGTATCACGTTCAAAAAACAATCCCGTGTTATCTAGCCGACGTTTATCTAAGTATTTCTTAACCTCCTCGGCCTCATTGTATATTTTCTTGTCACTCTTGTCTTGCCTGTAAAGACCTTTAAAGCAGGGGTCGTTTACAGCTCTTTTATAAAAGTGTTCCTCACGGAAAAATTCCTTCAAACCAGACTTGCCGTAAGCTTCTGCTTTCGCAGATTTGTTTTGGAAAAAAGTTTCATAAAATCCCTTTTCATTTAGAGCTTGATCCATTCTTTGTTCATAAATCGGTTTTATCATTTTTCAATCTCCTTATGTGTCAGTATCAGTATCACCGATGTTTGCGTAGATGTTAACGTAGCACTCTATAATGCTTCCACTAGTCCCAGCTTCCAAAGCTTTTATTGGGGTAATCGACGCTTTATTTGTGTCCATATCTGCTCTGTATGTATGAATCGCACTGTCGCCTCCAGCGGTATGCACAAAAAACAAATTGTCATTTTTTGCGACTGTGTCAGTAATTGTGAGGGCAACAAAACCTTGTTGCACTATCAACAACTCGTCTTCATCGACGTAAGTTATTGTATTCGCATTTATGTTTTTAGCTTTATCGTGCTGCAGTGCTACAACTCCATAAACCGACTTAAAAGCAAAAGCGGATGCTGGAAGATCAACCCCGTTTTTCGCAGTATCAGAAATTACAAGTTGACCCTGTAATATGTTCGTTGAAGACTCACTGACTCCCGTCGATGTGATTAAACCGCTCGATCTCGTAATTAAACCCGCACGATATTTGACCGGGTATTCTTGTGCTGCTGTTTGCATTTTACCTCTGTATTTAAAGTGGTTTTGAAGAATAATCGACGTTGGGGTCACCCTCACTGTCGTTTAGTTTGTATGTCTCAAGATTTCGTAAAGAATTAATATTACCATTAATTTTTTCTGAATCCTTATGATAAATATCCCAAGCTGCGTCTTCGTACCCTTGGATGGAATCAAACTTTTCTTTGTCGTATCCTGCAAGCGCTAGGATTTCCCTAGTCGCTTTTTTATTAATTTCTTCAAATGATCCTGAATCCGGCATTTTATATTCAATGATTTTAGCAGAGTTTAAAATCTCTTCACGCCTTTTCATCAAAGAATCTAATTTCTCTTTTTGAATAGAGTTTTTGCCAGAATCTCTCAAAGAGGCGTTTTCTTTTTCTAAGGAGTCAATTCTCAACTTAAAACTATCCATTTTTACTAAATCAGATGCGGTAGAGTCGGACTTCTTATCTTTTTCGCTAATCAGCGTGTCTATTTCCTTCATACACATATCTAAAGCTTTCTTCATTGCAAGAGTATCCTCGTTTTCTTCAACTTCCATTGAATCAATCTTCAAGCCGCTTTTCTCGTATGCACCCACTTTAATCTTCATTTTCACCTCATTTGTTGTTTTATTGTAGTCAATATAAGCAGAGCCTTTTGCATCAAGCCTTAAGCAACACGAACTACCGGCCCGCCCTTCTGTTGTTGCTGTAACGTGATTATACCTAATTTCTAATTGCCTAAAATCGTAAGGTTCGCCGCCATAAACTCCTGGTTCTTTAACGGTTTTACATGTGTAGCCCGCTGAAAGTTCAAGCATTTCCTCGTCTTCGATAGAGTCCATTGCTTCTTTTGAATAAATAGCTATTTTACATTTTAAATAATCTCCTTCGACCGTGATATTTTCACCTATGGCTCCTTTTACTTGTTCTTCTGAACTTTCAGGTTTTACAAATCCACCCCTATGCTCCAATGTGAACGGTTTTAGAGATAAAGTTTTTATTGATTCTGGGTCAAAAACCTGGTCGGGATGCCGAAGCTCTCTAACAATATTGCCATTAGAATCTTCATATTTAAGAACCCCAACTCTAGTTGGTGTTGCCTCAAGGATTGCGAAACCGTTCTCATCTAAATGTTTATCGAGCTTCTTAATCCTACTTCTAACGAAATCCCATCTCTGCACGTTCATGACAATAACCCCACCATGTATTCAAAAACCGTAGACCAAAAAGCTATTATAAAAGGCGAAAACTGGGCAAAAACAAGGATAAAAACAAGCGTGTAAATGCTAATCAAAGTAATCCTTTTTAGAAATTTAGACTGTCTCGCGAAAACATCCGTTGACTGAAGAGTCATTGCTCGAGTCGCTAAAGCTCCCGCTAAAATTATAAAGTGCCACTTTATATTGTGATCAACTTGCTTAACTGCGACATAGCCATTTGATAGCGTTTGGAATAATTCAGTTATCATTGCCCGTCCTTTTATATTGTATCACGTTATCGTTTTTTAAATCTTTCTCAAATAACCCGAACTTATTGAATACTTCCAAAGGTGTCATGCCAGCCAAAGCGTAAGGAATTAGTAGTGTTGTTGGCATTAACGCTACAAAGTTAAAGAAAGCGGTCCCTGCCTGCTCAACCCCATAAAAAAGACGGTGCAAAGCTATCGACCAAGCGGAAATTATCGCAATCCTTATATATAAAGTCAGATTGAAACCGCTACTCAGAAAACACCAAAGAAAACAAAAACAAAAGACTACCCAAAAGACCGTCAAAAATATGTAATCATTTGTGTGTACAATTGAAACATTTTGTGCAGTACTCTCATATAAATATATAACATGCGATAAAAGCAAAGACAAAACACCAGAAAGTAAAACTCTGTGGATGTCTCTTGGGGCCCTAAATATCTCGAGAAAGTATTTCATTATTCGAAATCCTTAGTTTCAAAAACACACCTAAAATTTGAATACGTCTCAGAATCTCCTACCGTCTTTACGCCGTTAATCACTCTTGAATTGATTGGAGGTAGAGACCCGTTTTTCATATATATGTCGTAATAGTCCCCGATTTCGTCAATTACCCATTCTGGATACTCTGACTCAGTTTTTATTCTATAAAACAAATCTTTTTGCTTAGCGAAATGCTTAACCATGACGGAGTCCAATTCATTTCGAGTCGGTAGTCTCGCGTTATGTATCTCGCAAAATTCTATAGCTTCGCTTCTTTTTGAAAACTTTGGTTCTTTACTTTCTGTAAAACTCCCGTCTTCATTTTTTGTGACAAGTCGTGACAGATTACGCATAACAAATAAGTTATTGTTGCTATAACTATATAAATCTCTTAGAAACACACCCTCTTCGAGCATCTCTTTTTCAAGCTCTTTGAATTCTTCAGAATCAAAAACAAAATGGTCTTTCTTTGTAGATTTCTTTTTTATATCGATAACTTCGCCGCTAATATTCTCAATTGAAGTTTTCGCCATAAATTTATAAAGATAGCCACCGGTTTTCGACTCGTAGGCTTTATCAAGCAAATATAAAGCTGAGTAAGTCGCTGACAATAAAATAAACCCAGCAATAAACCTAAACCCCCAATTTAAAAACTTCTTAGTGTTTGAGCCTGCTTTTTTTAATTTTTCTGGGGCTGTAATGTAAGGCAATAAAGAAAAACCAGTATTAGGTTTTTTCAATTTATTATTTTTCAATTTCTTATCGAAAAAAAGAAACTCGTGTGTTGTGTTTATTTCGTACTGATCTTTTTGAAAAAAGATCTTAATCTTATGCCATCCAATCCCATCATCTACTACTCTAAATTCGGGGTTGGGAACTGAAGTTGTTGTTAAATTTAAAAACCCTAACTCGTTAGGATCATATTCACCCAACAATATAATATCGATCTCAAAACCATTAGGGACTCTAAGAGAGAAAGACTCATTAAATAATTTTTCTTTGCTAGAATTTGGAACGTACGTCATAATATACCCAAGCTTTTTAATTGTTGTGTCTTTTCTTCTGCTTTAATTATCTTAGTTGTCCTTTCGCCTAGTAAGTCTTCTATTACCATTTCTGCTTGACATTTACAGTTTATATCTTGCCCGGGCTCGTTCCTTTCTCCAGATCTTTTCCCTGTGGTTACTGTAATTGGCGGCTTGCCCCACTCAAAAACAGCGCCTTCTAATTTTGCATGATCATCTCTAACCGCGATATTCCCTCTTGTTCGCCAGATATAACGAGATCCACCGTTTGATTTTTGTCTTACCTTGTCGAGCTGCCCGTTAAGTTTCTGGATTTGGTCAGTAGCGACCAGTTTCGCTCTTGATTTGTGGAATTCCCCACGATCAATAATTTTTTCTTTTAATTCTTTTACTATGCTTTTGTTTGAAGTACCCGACTGCAAACCGCCCATCACAATGTCTTCAACTTCTGAAAAATAACTTTCTGAAATAGTTGTGATCTTCTTTGTATTAGACTTGATCGATAATTCTAAATATTCTTTAACAAAAGGATCTGACTTTAAAGGCTCAACATTAGCGATGCTATTTAAAGATTTATCAAACTCCCTCTTATGATCGTTGCCAGCCCCAATAAAAACCTTATCAACTTTCTTGATGATTTTTCTTTGATATAAATTAGTGTCAGGAATTCCGCCAGCAAGCAAAGCTCCGAAATGGTTAATGTAAATCCCTCTCAAAACCCTTTTAAACAATTCAGAGAACGATGAAATACTATCTTCCCTTTGAACCACCCCTATTAAAATCGGGAATAAATCCTTTTTTACGAGCCTTTCCGCGTTCTTAATTTCACTATCAAAGATCTTTTTTAGTTTGAATCTATAAGCATCACTTATATCAACAATCAATTTCTTTCTCTTTTTACTCATAACGCTTTAATTGTTGTCAACAAAACAATCCCTTGTTTGTTACGACTCATTATTGCTTTCCTGAGAACTATCGGATTCACCCCGCGATATCTCTGCAACCCTCTCTTCTTCCATTGCGTCACGTTCAGATTCATCTATAATGTAAGAATCATAGTCAAAGTTGTCACTGCTAAATCTTGATTTTGTACCCTCGTCTGGCGTAAGCATTCCGATTTCAACATACGCTTTGTCGATTTCGGATGAAATCTTCCTCGCTTGTAATGATTCGAGAAGAGTTGGTTCGCTAAGATTGTTGAATTTAAATTTGCTTTTTCTGGGGTCAAAACCCATTAAAAGTAAACATTTTTGAATGCTTTTCCGACCTTTCGTGTTTTGTATCGATTTTAGACGTTTATGATAATTTCTTAAATCAGTTTCAGCGCTAGAGCCTCCTAATGCTCCGCCTTCAGCACTAAATAAAACTGAATGAGGTATTCCAGGGTCAGCAGCGGCACAAACTTGGTTTGTAAATCTGTCCAGCATTTCGGGGAGTCCAGCAAGATTCGCTGAATCTCTTTTTAATTCCTCTTCATCTCCAAAAACACCGACGTTTTTCATACCCATCAAAGATATCGCTTGCTGCGCTTTTGTTATTATTAAATCGTCTTCATTGTTCGCCACTAATTCAGCTAGACCCTCAATTTTTAGGGTTTTCCAAAAAAACTCACCCACCGCATCAGTTGCAGACTGGAAAGATATTCCATAACTTTTAAGAGCCGAGTTGAAAGGCTCAAGAACTGATAAACCCCATCCTCTACGCTCAACGCGAAATTTTTGTGCACTCGGGGGTTTCCCATCTATCAATATTAATCTGGAATGATGAATTTCTCTATTTTCCGAGCTGCCGGGTTGAATAATTATAGTCGTGTAGTGCTCCGGCTTGCCGATAAGCGAAGGATCAACATCTTTCCTAGATGCATTATAATATGTTATAGGAAAACAATACCAGGAATTTACAACCTCTATTCTTTTAATGTTTTTATATGAGGGGTTTTTTAGAGGTAATCTTTCGTCGTCACCGTAATCGAACCAAATAGCTGCGCCATAATGGTTGCGAGATTGTTTCATAGCATGAATTATTTTTTCTTTTATTTCAAACTCATCAAAAAGGTCCTCTATCATCTCGATTTGAGATGCATTTGAATCCTCTTCATCGTTAGACTTAATGAATTCGATCCAATTCGAAAACATATCGTCTACGGGAGCATCGATAACTCGAGACGCTAGCCAGTTTTCATTATACAATCTTTCTAACTCATGCATAGACATCCGGCCGTCACTAAGGAATGTAGTATTGCTAGAAATGTCATACCCCCCACCGAGCCCTGTGTTTGGATTGTAAAACGAATCCTGTCTCCTTTTGAGAGTACTACCTCTTTCGGTCAAAGCTTTATCCATCGTGATTCTTTTTTTTGCTCTATTCTTTTTTTTAGACATTATTTTTTCTCTTCCTTAAAGCCTCTGCCATGGTTAATTTTCCCTGAATTAAAGGCGCGATAGCGTATCTAATAGCATCAATATAATGGTTATCAGCATCCACTATCGTCCTCAATATGTCACCACTAAGTCTGTCAACTTTGTACGAATAATCCTTACATTCTTGAGATACTCTTTTACAACGAGTGTGAACCACTATTTTTTCAAATTTTCTTATATAAGCAATACCATCCTCAACCGAACCACTCCATTTCTTAGCGGCTTCTATATTTAATCCATTCTTTTTTAAATAAGAAATAGTCTCCGGCCTCGCGCAATCTCCCCGGATTTTAAATTTATCATAATCGGGTACTTTTGAATAAATATCCTCTATCATATTATCCAAATCGATTTTTTTTCCACCTGCTTCATGGGTAATCCAAAGAATATTATCATAAATATAGCAGCGAACGAAAGCATTTGGATCTTGAGAAAACCCGAAATCCGTACCGTAATATGGACCGTCATAAAGAGGTGTTTTGTGTCGAGGGTGTAAATGTTCTTCAAAATCCTCTATTTGCCATTTGCCGTAAAAAATTTGGGCTTTTGTTCTCTTCAACAACTCCCCTTCCCATATATTGTAGTAAGTGTCTTGATCGTTCTTGAAATGCTCAAGTCTTTCCTCTTCAAGCACCTTGGGGAACCACGGATTGTCTCTAAAATTTACTTTTACTATTCGTGAGTTTTTAGGGGGATTTAATATGAATCTTCTATGACAAGGCGACTCTTCATCTTTAGGATTCCATATCGCCCATATCTCAGACTGAGGCAAAAGTTCAGACTTGCCCTCATTCCTTATCGTAGGGATTAATAAATTCCAAGAATCTTCGATTACTGTCTCCGCTTCTTCAACCAGACAAATATCAATCTTTGCCATGGACTTTATTGATTCTATGTTATTGTGAAGACCCGCAAAAAGAAATTCAGTCCCATTTTTGCCTTTTATAAAATTAGCCCCAATTATATAACAAGATGCTAGTATTGGATCAGATTCTATTGCGCTTTTAACTTCAGCGAACACGGATTCTTTTAAAGAATTTTGGTACTCCCTTGTGCAAAGTATTCTTAGCTTTTCTTTCGCTCCATAAACT